CGACCCGGGAATCTCCACCCTTCGGGGTGTTGAGTTTGACTACAATTATGTTTTGGAGGAAGCCGGTTGTGATGAACAACCTGCCTACGTGAAGCATGATTATGAGTTACCTTTAGTGTTTACTGCTCTTTTCGGCTTTATCGTTTTGATTTTCTACTTGGCCTACACGAAGCGCTTTTTGTTGTTTAACTTCAACAGAAGCAGCATTGTGTTTTTGCTTTTCATGACTTGTGGACAATGGCAACATGCATGGGGATCTTTTCCGAAAGCTCTCCTAGCCATTAACAGTCTTGTGATTTGGAGGTGCCTGCTTGAGTACGCGCTTTTACCAAGCCAGAATGGCTATGGGAAAAGCAAGTATGATGCTCGCATCAAAAATGAAAAGAAAGCCCGTGACAAGAAGAATCGCGCGTTGCGAGAGAAAGAAGCCCGTGCCCAAGAGACAAAAGAGAAGAGGCGCATTCGTAATGCGAATCAACCTTTGGAGTCTCAGTTTGGAGTTCGAGAAGTTTTCAACTTCACGCTTGATGCACCTGATTGGATATTGAACAATGTTAGTACCCATTGGTTGGCGCTGCGTGAGATTGCTTCCGACTTCAACGTTTCCTTGCCAGAAATTCCCATTCCAGATGTTGGAAAGTATTGGACTTTGTTCAAGGAAAGTGAAGTGTTTGAAGAGTTGTATGACATTCTCCGCATGATGATTACATTGGGATTTTTGAAGAAAATTGATATTTCTTTTCAAGGAATGTCTTTGTTCGTTTCTGAACCTTTGAGGCAACAGGTTACTGTTGTTCAGTTGGTTGAGAAAATTGTGCTCTTTGGTAAGTTGCTCATTTCTAAAGCTCGCCTTGTTTTCGAGTCTGGAAACATTGATTTGTTTTTTCAGTCTGAAGCAAGGAATGCTTATGATGATGAGTATACTTTCATCAAATCCCAGAAGGCTTGCATTGATATAGGACGTGGTGCCGACATTGATGATGAGACTTTTGATCGTCGTGTTCATGAGTGCATCGGAGTCACTCTGACGTTGTTGGACACATGCAAGGCCGGTGAGAGAGCGTATTACTCAAGCCGACTTGCAGTTTTGCGAGACATTCAGGCGTCCCGTACCCTTTCCAAGAAGGAAGGTATTCGCATCAAACCTTATGGTGCTTTGCTTTTCGGAGGTTCTGGTGTGGGAAAATCTGCGATTGCGAATGCTTTGACTCGGTACATTCTTCAAGTCAACGGTTATGATTACAACCCGCGTGCTGTGATTTCGTTGAATATGGAAGACAAGTATCAATCCGAGTTTGGAACGCACCATCAAGGAGTCATTTTTGATGACATTTGCAACACGTCGTTAGATCGCGCGGATGGATCGCCCTGTTTGCCTGTTATTATGTTTTTGAACAACAATACAATGGCCGCTTTGAACGCCAACGCCGAAATGAAGGGAAAAGTGATGATTGAACCTGCAGTAGTTGTTGCCACGACAAATGTCAAGGATTTACTGTCTAATCAATTATCTAACGAACCTTTGTCGATCAACCGTCGTTTCGAGTCTACAATTACTCAAACTGTGAAACCTGAGTATTGCAAGCCTGGGACTACAATGTTGGATAGTTCGAAGATCGCTCACATGTCTAATGATCAGTTTCCTGATTATGCCACTTTCACTGTCGAAGAACCCCGTTACAGGGAGAATACGACTGGTGATAAGTTTAAGTCGGGAAAGACACAGCATGTGGTTTATGTGCCTCGTGAGTTCGAGGGAAAGCCACTTGTTGATGTTGACATAAAGACATTGTTGCGCTTTTTGAAGAAAGATTCTGAGGAACATTTTGAACGTCAGAAAGCCTTTGTTCAGGCGCAACGCGATTTAGCTGATATGCCGTTGTGTGAATGCGGATTGCCGAAAGGCATGTGTGAATCCTGTCCGTTGGATTCCCAAGCTGGCATTCCCAATGTTAGTGAGGTTGTTGAATACCTTGTTGCATTGGAAGTTCGTGTTATTGCGTGGTTGAATGCTTTCATGCAGTCACTCATTGTTTCGCGTTTTGGTTCTGCTATTGTAGCTTACCTTATGCGGGATAAGTTGAAAGAGATTGTTTTGAACAGCATTGGTTATTACCTGATTTGTGTGATTATCACATTGGGCTATGACGCTTTCACGCACGTGCGAGGATCTTGGATGATTCTCGCATTCACGATGTCGTATTCGCTTTATGTTGCTGCCCGTTTTTACATGGTCCGCCGTTCTGTCATTAAG